CATGCTGTGAATGCGTCCTTGATGTTTTGGACGACTTGGGCATCAGTATCCGTTGCCGTGTTTTTCACAAACTTATGGTCTAGCGTGACACCTGCGCCTGCCGCCCAAGCATCAAACTTGGTGGCAATGTAATCGCGGCGAAATTGATTTTCGAGTACGCCGTAGCGTGAAGCATTCACTATAGCATGCAATCTTTGCATTCTATTGAGGTCTTGATCTGATGTATGTGCGCAGACGCCACACATATTTTGAGCAGGACTTTGCATCTGAGAAAAGGTCGTGAATACGACATTCGTAGCAGTTCCGGCGGCCGTCTGTGCGGCTTGAACAGCATAAACAGAGGCGGAGCCCCCCGCAGCAATGATCATGTCCAAATTGGCGTTTGCAGCCAAAGTCCCAGCATTTCGAGCAAGCTTTTGCGCGTCATCATCAGAGTAAAAAACGCCTGCAGGATCCCAGACAATGGTGACTGCAGTTCCTTGCACCCACCCCTCCAGCTCGTCTTTGAAATATTTGATTGACGCGTGCTGATTAGCTTGTTTACCGCTATGTAGAATTCCCAGAGTCTTTTGCGGCATGGCTCATTCTCTCTCATTGCTGGCTAAGTTACGTCAGATTGCAATCGGTTGCGTTAGGCGCCGTCGTCGCGGCTCCCTGGTGTGCTTAGGCTGACCGCGCGAGCAATATCGGCCTCATCGTTCGACAGCCTATCCCGGCCGAGCATGCAAGGGAACCGCGCCATCGAGGGTTGCTGCCGATTTCGGAGCACCACCGTGAAGCTTGGATCAACTCGCGCCGCTTTGATTGATCCAATTGCATCTGCTGCCCCTGGCCGGGAGGACAGCATAGGCGATTAGAAAGGATCAGTCAGGGCTTTTGCGCTGCGGGATTTCGAGCTGGCTTTGGTCCGGTTTTGGTCATAAGCGGTAATGCTCTGATCGAGCGGTAGATTTCCGGTTCATCCCCGAAAGCAGACATCTTACGGCGTAGCTCCCATCACCCGCACGGCGCCGGCACCGCGGGTCTTGTTGGAGAGCTTCTCGATTTCGTCGAAGACCTCGTCGCGGCGCGCCTTCCACTGCGGCGCGCGCTCGTCATTGACGCCGAACATCTCGGCCTCGACCAGCGCACCGAAGAGATAGAGATCGGGGTGTGCGGCGAGCAGCCAGTTGGTCGGGGTGCCGTCAGACAACGCCGGGATCTTCTGGAAGTAGTCGAGTTCGAGGGGCGTTGTGTCGAGGGGGCGCACCTTGAGCGTCGACCCCTCGATGGTGAATATCCGCGGCACATCCGTAGGCGACGACGGATAGGCCGCCTGCAGGTACGAGGGATGCACGTATTGCAGCTCGACGCGCGGCGCACCGGTCCAGGTGACGCGCCGCCAGGCGAGATAGTCCGCCGGCAGCGCAACGGCGACGGACGACGGCGTCAAGGTCGCGGTCGCCTCCTGCTCGCGCACGCGCAGGCTGCGATTGGCCGCCGCCTCGAACAGCGCGATGAACTCTGGCGTGCGCGCCGCGAACAGATTGTGGTCGAGCCAGTTGCCGACCGCGGCCACGAGCTCGGCATAGGTGGTGATGGCCATCGCGGATCACTCGCCGGGCTTCTCGGCCGGTTTCGGCGCATCGAGCGGCGGCCCGCCGTTGGTCGACAGCCCGAGCGCGGCCTGGATGTCGGACGCGGCGGCGTCGAGCTGCTGCACGGTGCCTTCGGCGGCGTCGAGCACCTGGTGCAGGTTGCTGACGCTATCCTTGGCGCGGCGCGCCACCTGGTCGGCGCGGGCGGTGGCCTGGGTGAGCTGGTCGCGCAGCGTGCTCGCGAGCCCAGCGATCGGTGCGGGTGCCGGCATGGGGATGTCCTCCTGTTGGGTGATGATTGCAGTCGAAGCAGCGCGAGTGGCGACGAGCTCGGCCGCGATCGTGCGGGCGCGCTGGTCGGGATCGCCGCGGAACGGCGGCGAGACAATGTCGAAGCGCGCGCCGTCGCGGTGCGCGCCGGTGAAATGCAGGACATGGGCACCCTCGCCGACGTGCCGCATCACGGCTTCGTGCAGCGACAGGTCGCCGCCGCCCGCCAGGATGAAGGCGGCGCGGACGTCGGCAATGCTCATTGTCTGACTCCCTGCGGTTAGCGGTCGGTTCTGAGAGACTTCCAATCGGGATCGGCGAGCTTGCGCGCGACGAGCGCGTCGAACTCCTGGCTGAACAGGCGCTGCCCGACGTTGCCGCGCACATATTCCTCGTTGAGCCAGCGCAACAGGATCACGTTCGGGATCGTGGCGATGTGCCGACCCCAATCGCTCTTCTGCGACTCGCGCCGCAGCGCGGCGTTGCGCTCCAGGATCGGCTCGACGTCCTGCTCACTGAACGCGATGATCTTGCGCTCGCCGCGATCGAGCAGGAGATCGGTTCTCATCAGAACGCCTCGAGGCTCTCGAGCGTGAGCGTGAACGCCTCGTTGGCGGCCGGCGTGTAGGCCGCACGGGCCTCCAGCAAGGCATAGAGCGTGGCACCGGCCGGCAGCCGGACCAGCAGCTCCGAGCCGGCGGGGGCGGCACCGACGTCGCAACAGCCGTCGGTGAAGGCCTTCATCGATGCAACGTCGATCGCGCCGAGGTAATTGGCAGCCTGGTCGGTCGACCAGGCGCCGTTGTCGCCGTTCGCCACGATCGGGCTCGCCGCATAGAGGTGAGCGCGAAAGCTGGCATTGGTCGCGGTCGTGCCGCTCTTGCGCAGGCGCGCGCGGGTGATCCGCGTCGCGCCGGGCATGCTGTTGCCGCCGAGCGCGAACGACAGCGGCACCACCGATCCCGCGGTGGTGCTGTTGGCGACGAGATCGCCCGAGGCATAGGCGGTGGTGTCGTTCGGCCGCGTGAAGCTTGCTGACAGGTTCCAGATTTGCATGGGGTTTGCTCCGATCAGACGCGCTCGAACACGGCATAGAGCTGGCCGCCGATGTTGGCCCCGGAGGCGCCGGACGGCGTGAACGACACCACATCGTCCTCGACGACGTCGCGCACCGCGCTCGGCACGGCGCTGAAGTGCTGGCCGGCTGCGGCGCCCGACTGGGTGACGGTGATCGCGCCGCCGGTGATGGCGGTGCCGTTGATCGCGGTCGCGATCGTGGCGTCGGCGGTGGTGATCGTGCCTTGCGTGACGCAACCGACCTTGACGACGCGGCCACGGAAGGGCGCGCGGATATAGGCCGCCTCGGGGGAGGCGCCGATCGAGCGCGAGAACGCCTGCACGATCTCTTCGCGCAGCGGATGATTGACGGGAAGCGGCATGGAGGTCTCCTGATGAAGAAAGGCCGGCATTGCGCCGGCCTTGTGACGATGAAGACGGCCGGCATCGCCGGCCTTTTGGGGGTCGCGACTTGGCTCTGCTCTTACGACGTGGTCAGATCGAAGACGCCGCCCGACGCTTTCTCGTTGCGCGAGACCAGCGCGTATTCCGACAGCATCTGCCGCCGATCCGAATCGCCGGTCTTGGCGAGCGGGATCGAGACCATGCGGCGGCCGTTGAGATAGGCCACCGCCCACATGTCCATCTGCAGCACCAGTACGTCGCGGGCGCGCTGGAAGCGGTTGGGCACGATCTTGAGACGGCCGAAGTCGCTCTCGTAGGCGTCGACCGCGGCGACGATCTTCTTCGACTTGGTGTCCTCCATCGGAGTCGCCCTGCCTGTGAAAGTCGAGAACACCTGCTTGTTGAAGCCGCCGACCATGATCACGTCGGGCTTGCCGCCGGAGTTCCAGGTCGACTGCAGCACCGACTTGAGCTGCGCCTCGGTGAAGGCCCGCTGGGTGCCGTCGGTGCGCGTGCCGGTGCCGTCGGCTGCCGATGGATCGGCCGCGCCGCCGGCGCTGCCTTTGCTGGTGTTGGTCTTGATCCAGGACAGCACCGAGGCGGTCTTGCGAGCGGTCGAGTCATTGCCGGTGATCTTGGCCTGGTTGGTGCCGACCAGGATCGATTCCATGTCGCGCTTGAGCTCGAGACCCTTGAGCATCTCCTGATATTCGAGCTCGTCGTCGCGGCCGGCATGCTCGACGGCGCGCTGGGTGCCGGTGACGCGAGCGACCTTGTCGGAGATCTGGCAGATATTGCCGAGCCTCACGGTCGGCGTCGCCGCGTCGGTGGTGGCGTCATCACCCTCAAGCACCGCATTCGCGGTGTCGACGGCGGCGAGCGCCTGGGTCTGCCATTCGTGGTTCACCGCGGTCGCCTTCTCGCGCTCGAAGCCGGACATCGCCGGGGTGTCGGTCGGATCGATGCGGTAGATCACGTCGGACAGGTCCTCCCTGTTGCCGACGGCCTCGTAGATCGCAAAGGTATTGGTCGGAAGTGCCATGGTCGTTCCTCTCTCTTTCTCTGTGCCTTGGACGGGGCGTGGATCAGCGAGCAGCGCGACAAAAGGGCGTTCGCGCCCGTCTTGTCTCACCAAAAGGGCGTTCACGCCCGTCTGGTCTCACGTCGCGCGGCGACCAGCTTGGCGGCTGTCCGCAGCGCATTCACGCCGCTCGCATTCTCGAGCTGCTTGTTGAGGTTCTGGATGACGGCGTCTTGCGCCGCACCTC